GAAGCGCACCATCTCAAATAGCTCGTCCAGCCCTTCAGGGAGGCACATCCATATTGCATCTGCGGTTTTCATGCCACAAATTTAACACTTTTCTCAAAATTCATGCACCGGGTTTTCGGCTTGAGCCGAATATCCTGCTGTATGACGAATGGCTCAGGCAGCGCAAGGACTACACTCAATCGACAATAGCGTCATACCACAAGTTCCTGAAGATATACGTATATGAAGCGTTGGGCAATGATTCAATCCAAAGCAATCCATACGAAAGCATAAAAATCGACCGGGGCAAAAGCAAGATAAGGAAATATCTTACGGAAAAAGAGCTCGGGAAGATTGAGAGCGCAAGTCTACAGACAAAATCACTTGAGAGGACACGTGACCTGTTCCTGTTCCAATGCTACACAGGTTTGGCGTATGCCGACATGGCGAAGTTTGATTTTCATGACACAGTGGAGAAAGATGGACATTTTGTGCTTCACGACACAAGGATAAAGACAGGAGAAGACTTCTATATCATCCTTCTCCCTGCAGCTTTAAAAATTTTGAGGAAATATGACTTCCAACTGCCCGTAATCAGCAATCAGCAATACAATATGCGCCTGAAGATAGTGGCAGATGCGGCCGGTATTGATAAGAAGCTGACCTCACACATGGGGAGACACACATATGCATCCTTATGCATCAATTCCGGAGTCAGGATTGAGGTGCTCGCAAAAATGATGGGACACACCGACATAAAAACCACGCAAATATATGCAGGGATGGTAAACACCACGGTGGAAGCGGCATATGAGAAATTGATTACCAAACTGGGGCAAACTGAGCAGAACTACTAAAAATAGTCCGGGAGGACATTATGGAAATGCCTCCCGGATTATTGTTTCAGATTGTTTCGGCAACTTCGGAACTGTCGATTGACTCTTCATGGTCAGGCTCAGGAACCAAGAAACAGACGAATGCGGATATTATAGCCACCGAAGCAATGAAGAAAGCCGTGAACCAAGCGGCGAACTCACCTGTCCATGCCGCGAAAATGAGGGCAAAATTGAAATATAGGGAGCTGACGATTGCCGTAAGGCGGAATCGGTCGCGATATTTAGTAAAGAAGTCCATAATGATTCGTGGGATTAAATTGCAGTAGAAAAATTCAATAGACAAGAGACTTCGGGAGCTCCGGAACATACATCCAAGCCAACACTTCGCTGGCGTCTGACAGACCAAACCCCTCCGTTGTGTGGAACCTTTCATGCATATAGGTCACGTACCAAGTTCCGGTATCCTTCTTCCTGAATCTGAAAGCCAACAGAATCTCCGTGCGGTCTTCCGGCATTTCCTTCTTCGGGTCGTGCCAAACATCTGAGGCAACAGTGAAGCCATCGGCAAAAGCCAATGTCGCCGTGGTGCGGATCAATCGGTCGTCATCGATGCCATCCTTCTTAACCGGATTCGGGAACAAAGTATTTGCATACATTTGGGACAGTCTTGAGCATTTCTTATTCATTGCCATAAAAATATTCGTTGATAGCTTGAAAGGTGAGTGAAACGGTGGGGTCAAGGTGACATGCAGGGGTAGTCTCGGCAATGAGGACGCAATCAGCGGAGACTACATTTCCCTTTGTGTCGATATAGACATCTGCGTCAGCCGGCCAATAGGCGACAAACTTCATATACTCTCCAGGCCATTCCCTATCCTTGCCCATCCAGGTGAGACTGCCGTCCTTGCTGTAAGCGTCGGACTCGAAAAGACGGTAGAATGGTTCGCACTGCTTTTCACGAGCGAATCCCACCACGTGGAAAGGGGAAGACTCAGACAGAGCGAAGTCAGGCACGGAAACAGAATTGGTCTCTACGGACACATTCATTCTTATGAAGGAACCGGTGCCCGGTTCATCGAATTGGGAACAGGAAGGAAGAACGGACACGGAGCAAGCCACTGCCAGAGAAGAGAGGATTCTGTTGAAACGATTGAGAATCATAATAAATGGGATTAAAGGGTTGAACTTAATTTTTTCCCTTTCGTTGGAGATGAAACTCTCACAACCCGGGATATTTTACGTGCAAAACCAGCATATCCCTGAGCAGACAGGCAAGTGTGGAACGACATTTTATTTTGGAAAACCCATTTTCGTAGAAAATGCGGAAGGTTGCCAAAATAAAATGTCGTGGAAAGAGAAACGTCACTTGCCGGTCGGATCAGGGATATGCAACTTTGCAAAGTAAAATGTCGCGGGTTGTGAGGGTTGTCGAGAGGGGAATTGTGTTTAATATAAATTAGCTACACGCCAGCCTTTATCCGTGGCTACTTTGATTTGGTCAGCGGTTAAAGAATTAACGGTTTCCTTACAAAAACGTATAGTCTGCTCTTTAGAGACAGTACTGAGCCCATTTATAAAGACCATGGCAGATTCAACTGTTAAGGGACTGTGTATTCTAATATTTGTTGAAATACCTTCAATCGGTCCAATTATATTGGTAAGTTTAGGGGTGTCTTCAAAAATATAATTATGGTCTCCCATATTGAGGTATTCGAATAAGCAGTTTTTATTAAATTGCCAATTATTAAGGTTAAGGGAAACTAAATTTGAACACCCTGCGACGAAAGATGTGAATGACGTTATTTTATTAATACTAAAGCTTGATAAATCAAGTTCATCTATCGACATGCAATTTTGGAACATGCCATACATGTCTGTCACGTTGGATGTATCGAACTTAGACACATCCAGACTTGTTACCGACCGACAATCTCTAAACATATTTGACATCCTTGTCACATTGGAAGTATTAAAGTTAGATACTTCCAAGGTAGGTAAAGAATGACAATCCGCAAACAAGTTTTCCATATTGGTTACGTTGGATGTATTGAATTTAGAAACATCCAAAATCGGTAAAGAATGACAATTTTCGAACATGCCTGACATGTATATCACATTGGAAGTATCAAAGTTAGAAACATCCAGACTCGTTAGCGATTCACAATCTAAGAACATATTAGTTATATTGATCACATTGGAAGTATCAAAATTAGAAACATCCAAAATAGACAAATTACAACAGCCACAAAACATTGATGCCATCCATGTCACTTTTGAAGTATTGAATCCAGATACATCTAAATCCAGTAGAGTTTTACAATTGGAAAACATTCCGCGTGTGTCTGTCACAATGGATGTATTGAATTTAGAGACATCCAGACTTGTTACCGACCGACAATCCGAAAACATATTGGACATATTGGTCACATTGGAGGTGTCAAAGTTAGAAACATCCAATGTAGGCAAAGAAAAACAATGTTGAAACATACAGTCCATTTTGGTCACATTGGAAGTATCAAAGTTAGACACATCCAGACTCGTTAGCGATTCACAACTAGAAAACATCCAGGACATGTCTGTCACATTGGAAGTATCAAAGTTAGACACATCCAGACTTGTTACCGACCGACAATAGGAAAACATTCCGTGTGTGTCTGTCACAATGGATGTATTGAATTTAGAAACATCCAAGGCAGGTAAAGAATAACATTTATAAAACATCCAGGACATGTCTGTCACATTGGAAGTATCAAAGTTAGACACATCCAGACTCGTTAGCGACCGACAATCCGAAAACATATTTGACATATCGGAAACATTCGAAGTATCAAAATGAGACAAATCTAATGTTTTTAAGGAAGAACACATATCAAACATATTGCTCATGTTTACGATATTCGATGTATCCCATTCTTTTAAGGCTGGAACATCTATTAAGTTTTCACAATGATAAAAAAGATTCTTAAGGGATGTAATATTAAAGCCAGATATGTCACATTTTATCAAAGATATTAAAGAATTACGACTTGAGGTGCTACCCCTAAAGCTGATAAATGTTGTATCAATAATACCTAATTTGTCCCAAGTGGCTTTTACGATATTATTATCTATAATCCGCAAAACGAAGCGGTTTTAGCTGGAGAAACGAGTGGATTGGTTTGAGGAAACGAAGCGGTTTGTTTTTTGAGGGGTTTAGATTGATGGATTTTAAGCTGAAATGACAGGATTTCTAAAAACGAAACGTATGTGGTTCTCTCCCTCTTTCAATCTGATAGTTATTCCCTGTATTCTTACACGAGCTTAATTTGCGATAATCTTTCCCAGTAGTCTTATGCCTGGTCCTTTGCGCGAGGTCATTTCCAATAGTCTTTCGCGAAATTCTTTTATGACTCTGTTATTAGGCGCTAAATGGCGGGATATGCTGTTTTATCGAATCAAAATAAAGGTTTAGACGGAACGTTTAATAGGCATAAGAAATTAACAACACAAAACTGAGGGTTATGGAAAAAATAGGCATTAAAGATTTGCCGGAGATTATAAAAGAAGCCGAGGGAGGGCTGTATTATGGTCCAAGATACTCGCTTGTCTTTGTGCCGCTGCTCACATATCAGATTGACCCTGCGACCGGGAAGAGGGTGAAAATCACTACCCGCGCAGAAGCCAATTAAGCGAGGTATTTGAGTGTCTTTTATGGCTTGATACGAGGATTAAAATAAAAGCGCCGAAGGATTATCTTCCGGCGCTTTTATTTTATAGTCTGGACCCGTCAGCTCACTTTGTATAGCATTATGTCTGTGTACTTGGCGTTGTAGTTGAGATGGGCGTTGATTTCTTTTTTCTTTGCCATCGCGAAAGGGTTGCCGATGGCTATATTGTCACCAATCCACTCGCACAACTCAACGATGGATGACTTGTCGGATGTGAAATACACATACCTTTGACCGGACAGTACCTTCAGCACGTCCAGATAATCCGACAGACGCCAGTAGCCCATGACGTATGCCCCGACATCTGTGGATAGGTAGGGAGGGTCCACAAGGAATACAACGTCGTCACGGTCTTTGTACTTCTCAAAAAGTACCTTGTAGTCGCAGCTCGTTATCTCCAGCCCGTCAAGATAACCATCGGCACTATAATCCTGCTTTCGGACATTATTGTAAAGGGAATGCTTCTTGAGATCCTTGAGGGAGGTCGCATATTTCGAGGAGAATAAAAGTGAGGAGGACAGAGTGATGCAGTCGAGGTATCCATACTCTCTTTCCTTTTGCTCAAGCAAGGAAAGGATTGCTTCCCTCTCCGGGTGTGGAATCAACTTATGGCGCGGCAGAGGGTCTGTAATACTCCGCAGCTCATGGAGAATCTGGTTCGTCTCTTTGATATGCTCAAGCCTTTTTCTATAACCATCGAAATCATTATAGATCACAACAACATCCGGGCGCTCACGTTTGGTTATGTGTGAAAGTAATCCCGAGCCGCCGAAGAGGTCTACAAACACACTGGCGCCGGATATAGTTTTGAGCACCTTCTTATATTCTCCTATAAACATCCGTTTTTGCCCCACAAAAGGAAGAGGGGCCGACACATATTCCTTCATTATTGTTGTTTTGATTTTAGCGGGTGCAAAGTTCTATATTTCCCGCCAAACGTCCAAGACAACTTTGGAGATTACACTGCAGGAGAGTTGCAGTGTAATCTATCACACATTAAGCTCAAACCTTACATCGTCCATGCCATCGAGCAGAAGCCGGGTCTTTTCAAGGTTGGTGTCGTACACATGTACGTTTGCCAAAAACAGCGTTATCGACTTAAGGGGCAGGTCTATCTCACGAGATATCAGATAAAGATGGTAAATATCGGCCGGCAAACCCAGATTGGCGTCAGAACTGCGCTGATATGCCGACACTACCAGTTCTCCGGCATCTATCTGGAACTGCACCAGACTCAGGCATTGCGCCTGGTTGCTCTCAGCCTCTGTCTCACCCAGGAAGAGGAGATAGTTCTTACTATTCCGCATCTCCCTTTTGATTCTTTCAAGGAGTTTGGGCAGCTTGGCAAAATATGTAGGATAGCTGTTTACGAGCACGGAGCCACAATAATCCCACCAGTTTATGCCTGCCTCTCGATATTTTTCGACCTGCCTATCGCCGCTCATAAAAAGCTTTAGCTCGCTCTTGAGCTTTTTACGAGCTATGCTGTGACCCTCAAAAATGTCAAGCAGATCGCCGGGGGACAATGTGAGTGTCTGATTGAGGAGGTAATGGATATTGCCTTTCTTATTTTGCTGCCTCTTGCCATCGACAAGGATTCTGTTTAATACTTGATGATATTTGTTCATATTGTTTATGTTTAGGTCGCGAATATACGTATTTAACCGTTTGGGCAACGCTATTTCCACTTTAACTTACTGCAATACGATTGCAGTCTTTACCCACCCTGGAGATGGCGCTGTATACGGTGCGCTCGCTGATGCTGTATTTAGTGGCAAGCAGGGAGACAATATAGGTAGTTTTCTCCCCATCCTCACGCATCCTGACGTAATCATCATACATGTCGATAAGTTTGACATCTGTAAGTTGTATCCCGTTTGCGACAAACAAATAAAATGGCTCACGAAATAATTTTAGTAAATCTATTGCTTTCATGATGAAGTTGTCTAAACTAATTTGATTTGTGAAATTTTTTAAGGAAAATAACGATAAAGGCAAGGAAGTTCCAACCTTTCCAACTGGAGACGGTGGTGTCGAAGCGGTTAAGAACTGCTTTGAAACCA